GGGCGCCGAACCAGTAGCGTTGCGCCGCATCAATCTCCTGGACAGTGCGGCCAGTATGCGCGGCGACGGTCTTGGCCCCACCTCCGTAGTTGGTAGCGTGGGCGAAGACCTTGGCGAACTCCCGCGCGTGCTTGAGGGGTCCTCGGTGATCAGGATAGCGCGGGTGGGTTTCCACCAGCTCCTCCACTGGCGGCGGCTCCTTCTTCGCAATGACGAAGGCGTTGAGCAAGTGCATGTCGATCCCCTGCTTGAGGGCAGCGATCCAGTCCGCCTCTCCCGATTCCCTCACGACGATCTGTAAGTCCGCCCGGTCCAAGTCCATGTCGAAGAAGGTGAAGCCGGGGTCAGGTACGTACATTGACTTGATGTTAGGCAAGCGGAAGTCCATGCTGCCACGAGCTGCGGCCTTGCCGGAGGACTTGGACTTCTCCGAAGGGATGGTTTGGAGATTACCTCCGGAGCCGAAGGGGTTCTTGGAGGAAGACAGGCGGTAGGAGTACGGAGCGGACTTGCCGGCGGCGTCTCCTGCGATGTTGAAGGAGCAGCGCATCCGGCCATCCTGGTCCAGCGGCATCATCACGAAGTCGCCGTAGAACTTGTGCAGGGTTCGGATGTCTGCGATCGCGTGGCAGATCGGACGGATGAGGGGCTCCTTCGCTGCGAGCTTGGTCAGGGCTTCGTCGTCGCAGGTGGGGTTCATAACGGTCTTCCCGTTGGCTACGATGCGCTTGTAGATGACAGGTTGTTTCAGGTCGTCGTAGAACAGGGCCTGCATTTGCTTCGGGGATGCCGGGTTGATCGTGTGGCCGAGGATGTTGTAGAGGAACGCCTCCCGGTGGGATAGCTCCTCCTGTATGTCCAGGGCCATTTGGTTCTTGGTAGCCGGGTCGATACGGACGCCTGTGATCATAGCCTTGAGCACGGGCATGAAGAGGGATTGCTGCATCTTGTCCACGTCCCCGAGCTTCATCGCGGAGGCAGCGCGGAGGAGGACTTCCCCTGCCTCGCGGGTGTATATACAATCCTGGAGGTTGTAAGTCCACCGTTGTTCTTCCGGAACATCTGACGCGATCTTCCCCTCGTCCTTCCAGTAGACGTACCAGTCACAGTACATTGAGGCGATGAAGCCAAGGCCCTTCGGCAGCGCGCAGAACAGGGAATGCTGGGTTATCATGGTATCCTGCCCGCCGTGGGGTATGAAGTGCCAATGGCGCTGGACATACTGGGCATCGTAGAGCCCGTTCTGCCAGCGCACCCGAACGTTCTTGTGGCTCAGCAGCTTGTAGATCTGGTACACCACAATGCCTTCTTCCTCGGCAGACCAATACCCCTCCGGCTTCCCGCGTGCGATCAGCGGGATGCAGATTGCCTCCGTCCGTGACCAGCTGAGCCCGATGCAGTCAATGTGTCCGTACCGAGTCTCGATGTCGAAGTCCAGCCAGACCTCATTCGGAGAGGTCTCGGCTTGGCAGCGGAGTTTCTGCAGGGTGTTGACGGTAGTTTCCAGGGAAGGGCGGACGATGAACTTCCAGTCAGGGCGGTTCTCGTACACGCGGGTAGTCATGTGGCGCTTGACTCGGCGCAGGTCGGAGAGGACGACCGCGCGCTGAGGCCAGTCCCGGAGGACCGTGCCGGGGGTCAGGGTAGGGATCATCTTCGTTCCCTTATACTCCATCAACGACCCACGCCACTTGGTTACGCCCCAGTTCCCTGAGAGGAGCCAGAAGGGCAGGTTGCCCATAGCGATGATGATGTTCGGCTGGACCATCGCGATCTCCTCTTGGAGCTCACGCCAGCCATCATGGACCTGGTAGGTGCAGTAGAGATTGCGGAGAAGGGAGTGCCCGCTGCCGATGTCTTTCTTCTTCAGCGCGATCCACTCCGAGATCATCCCGCGAGGAGGGCGCTCCTTGCAGGCGTAGGTAGTGTAAACCTCCGAGCGCATGATCCCGACTTCCTGGAGCATACGATTCAGCTCCATGCCGGAGGCGCCGTCGAAGGGCCGACGCTCGTGGTCGGAGGGGAACTCCCCTACAACCATGATGCGGGTTGGGATAGGGCCTTCGCCATGGACTTTCATCTGCGTGCTTTGAAGTTGAGGTCGATTGCTTTCATCAGGTACTCGTCCATGTCAGGCTGCCCGCGCATCCAGGTGACGTAGGAGTACGGAAGCTGCTTGATGGGAAGTCCCTTGTGCTTGCCGAAACTCATGATGGTAGGGATGCGGCAGGCTTCGGAGAATTGCCACAAGGCTTCGGGGTAGCAAAGGTTCTGTGCTGGCGCGCGCAGTTCCAGCATGATACGCAAGATCTCCTCGCAGAACAGGACGTCAGCTTCCGCGGAGTGGGCGTCACGCAAGGCAGTGCGGGTTGCTTGCGTTGGCCCCTTGAGTGCGTAGTACATCGCACCAAGCTTATGGGAGTCGAACTCAGGAAACAGCGTGCGAGCGATGGCGAGGGTGCAGATCCGCTTCACGTGAGGAGAGCCGAGGACTTTCCAGTCAAAGTCCACGTTGTGCCCGATGATGTATTCAGTTCCTGCGGGCAGCCGCGCAGAGGTGGAAGGGGGGTGGCCTTCCAACTCCTCCGGCAGAATGTGATGGACTGCCAGGGCGCCCCAAGAGCTGGGCAGCTTCGGCTGGTAGCGCTGGACAATGCAGGCTTCGGTAGTGGTCTTAAACGCCAGCTCAATGACCTCGCCTGGGTCTGTGCCAGTTGTTTCCGTGTCGATGATGAGTAGCATGTTAGAGTCCTAAGATCGTGTCGAGTTGAAGGGAGGTTCCCAGGGACTGGATGCGGGATACTGCGATGCCGTATGATGCTGGGTCCATCTCAATCCCTGTAGCGATGAGCTTAAGCGAGTGCGCAGCAGGGAAGATCGGTCCGCTCCCCATGAACGGGTCGAAGACTGTGTTGCCAGGCAAGCATGTCCGTGTAAGCAAGTCCTGGAATAGGGCAATGGGCTTCTGTGCTGCGTGGCCGAGGTTCACGTCAGGCCCGAAGTCCAGCACGTCCGCACCCATTCGGAGGACTGGGCGCTTACCCTTGACCGCGTAGAGAAGGGTTTCGTACTTCCGCTGCGGGCCTTGCTCCGGCCAGGGCGCACGCATACCGGATTTCTTATACCAGATCCAGGGAGTGCGGAAGACGTGCCAGCCGGCGGCTGTGAACTCGTCTCGCAGGTGGGTGAACCAGTCAATGTCGCAGAAGCAGTAGAGATGCGCCTGGGCCTTGGCTAACCGATACGACTCCGGCGCGAAGGTGGCGATGATGTCGAGGAAATTATCCGCGGTGTCTTCGTAGCCGTGAGCGCCTGCTGCCATGCCGCCGGAGTCTCCGAACTGGTCTGCGCCCATGCCGTAAGGAGGGTCGGTGAGGATGCAATCGAACTGCTCCGGGTCCGCTGCCCGCATCCAGGCGAGGGAGTCTTCATTGAGTGCCCGGTGCATGGAGGAGTTGAACGTCCGCCCCACGGAGATGCCGAGGTCACGAGACTTCGTAGTGGCTTCTTCCTTCTTGAGGATCTTGAACGCTTCGTCCACCGTCTTCGCGGCCTTGATGGCAGGGTTATCCAGGTGCTTGGCGACGATCAACTCCCTCCGAGTGGTTTCTTGATTGACCCCTTCCGAGGAACCGCGGACCTCGAGGGAGATCGCTGCGACAGTGGGGAGAGCTTCTCCGTTCTGCAGTGCCTGGGCCGTGCGCAGGTTGGACAGGCGAGCGTGAGCTGCCGCGCGTTCTTGCCAGGTCAGGTCAACACGCTGGATATTTTCGTCAAGCTCAGCTTCCTCGGCAGCCAAGGGGTCGAGGTCGGAGAGCAGGGTGTAAGGAACCCCATGCTGCCGCACAGGCGCACCGTCATGCATGAACTGGCCGCCGAGGGCATAGATGTCCTTGATCGCGCGGAGGCGACGCTCCCCTGCGACGAGGTACATATCCTCCCCGACCAGGCGGAGGACGATGGGATGGAGCAAGCCCTTCGCCTGAATACCGTCTGCGAACTCATGCAGCTTAGCCGCGTCGAACACCTTGCGCTGGCGGTCAGGAGCGATTTTGATCGCATCTATGTGGATTAGTTTCATTGGAATTTTCCTTGCGGGCATTGTTCGCGTGCGTTATGTTAGGATAACCCGCGCGTATGCCACCAGTTAAACAGCCGCCTCAGACAGTACGACCTGACGAGCGACACTAGTGTAAAGATAATCCCTATGGCAATGTTACTTGACATAGGGATATGAACCCCGAAGAGGGGGAATACAATCAACTGCGCCCCCAATGCGATCCCGTAGCCGAGGAGGGTGTTAACCCCGGCTTCGAGGAGGGAGTGGAGGCGCGATTGCATTAGGAGGCTTTCGACAGCTGTTCTTTAAGCGCGTAGCCTAGCAAAGGCCAGCATTTATTGAATGCGTTGGAACGGGCGATCTTGCGGCCGATCTCGGCGTCGAAGTTCTCGGGGCTGGCAACGGCTGATTCGCCAGTGACGGTGAAGCCGTTTTTGAGGACCAGGACGCAGAAGGTCAGGAGGTCGAGCGACTTCTCCCAGCAGTATGAAGGGTGGTTCTCGGCCGCTTTCGAGATACCTTGCGACGCAGTGAAGTAATACTCACTAGCGATATTCGCCTCGATGTCGGCAGTAGTCACACGCGGAGCGGTCAGACCCTTGGCGATGATCTCAGCTTCGATGCCGGCGTCGGAGGTGTCAGGGGAGGTAACACGATGCATAATAAGTCCTTGATTGAGCAGGCGGGAGTTCTGAAACTTCTCGCCCGCGATTGCATTAGGAAGGCAGGATCAGGCCAACACGTTCTTGGATCTGGTCGTTGTAAAGCTCATGATTGATCTTCACGTTGACCATTTTCCCCTGCAGCTGGCGCCATGCCCAAGGCACGCCTGCCACGTTGGTGCCAGTGGCATCGCGGTAGTCCTTCTGCCGGCGGTTCTTGCCCTTGGAGTTGTCCAGGCCACCCTGGGCGTTCAGGTCCAGGAACGCCCGATCAGTGATGGTCAGCTCGGAAGGGATGCCCAGACCTTGGACGGACGCGGGGACTTGGATGCGCAGGGGGATGAGCATGGAGATCCAAGGCTGGCCCACGCGATCGCCCTTGCCGATGGTGCCACTGTCCGTCTTGATCTCCCCGATCACAGCCATGTACATGCCGTTAGGGGACTCAGGGTTTTCCACTGGCAGGGGAGGACGCTTTTCATTCGCCTCGTTCACTTGTGCGTCGAGGAAGGTTTCTGGATTGAATTGGCTTGTCATGATACAATTTCCTTAAAATGGAAGGGAACACAAATGGGGACTGTTAGCGTCGCCCCCGAACACGCTTAGAGATACGTTACTTCCCGAGACGCTACGGAGATAGTCATCTCGAAGGAGTGGAGAGGGGAGCCTTCTTTCTTCAGCACCTCCTTGAGTTGAGAGATCAGTTGTGGCTGGGTGTAGCCAGGGGGGAGAGGAAGCTTCACCTTGAGGGTGAGCATCGTGCGAGACTTGCGGCTCATACCATCTCCTTGATCTTGGCGAGGATGGCCTTAGTTTCTTCGCCGGCCTCTGCCTTCAGCTGGTCCATGAGGCAGGCTGAGGCCAGCTCGACGAGGTTCATGAAGGCTTTTTCCTGCACAGCTTGCTCGCGCTCACAGAGCACTGCCGCGACGAAGTCGACAATGATGGCCTTGGTTACGGCGAGTTGTAGTTCTACGTTCATGATCAGCCTCCCCGTTTCAACCAGATATCCATGATCGAGCCGAAGTCCGGAGTGATCTTGGAACGATAGCCGAGGGAGCGGGTCTTGCAGTCGACGCCATAGGCAGCGGTGTCCCAGAAGAACTTATCCCCATCACGGACAGTGTAGATCAGGTCGGAGAACAGCGTAGGGATTTCAGTGGCCAGGGCCTTGCCGATCGCCTTGATCATGATCTTGGTGGACTGGGTAACAGGGTCCGTCTCCCGGTCTACGTGGGCTGTCATGACGAAGGGGCATTCCAGCCCCTGGGTGCAGAGGCGGAGGAAGTTCATCAGGTTGGACTGAGCGACGCCGTAGTCCCCTGGGCTGGCCATTGGGCGCGCACCGATCTGCATCTTAAACGCGGCGTTGGACAGTTCGGTCAGGGAGTCAATCGCGAAGATCCTGTTGCGAGGGAAGGAGTCGACAGGGCCGAGCATCTTGCCTGTGCGGTCGTCCTTGAAATCGGAGCAGGAATTCAAGATCTTCCAGAAAGCGTTGTTATCCCCTCCGCGATTCATGTCAGTGGACTTGGCCAAGGCTTCGTAGCTGAGCTTCCCGACAAGGTCTGCTGCGTTGATCAGCGCCTTGAGGGAGATCGGTTTCGTCGCCTGCTGGTGCCAGTACACGCAGGAAGGAACGGGGCGATTGTGATCCCGGTAGTAGCCTAACAGGGTCTCCAGTCCATTCTCCGTGAACAGGACCGCGACTTCGAAGTTGTTCTTCTCCGCCCAATCGCAGAGGGTGCCAAGGGCATACGTCTTCCCGGTGCCGCCAAGGCCCATCAGGCAGATCTTCGGCCCGAACAGGGACTGCTGGTCCTTCGTGACCAGAGTGTCGGGGGTTAGTAAAGTTGTCATTGCTTGCTTTCGTAGTGGTTAATCAGTATCTCGAACTCCCGCTGGATGAACTCCGGCGAGAACTCGTTGAACTCCGGGGTGAAGTCCATAGTGGTCAAGGCTCCTGGGATGGACCAGATGTCTTGGTGCTTTCTGCACGTCGCGTAGAGGGCAAGGAAAGGACGCTGCGACCCGTCTTGGTTGAGGACGATGCGCCTTGCCCAAACGTCTCCGCAAGCACAGCAGAAGTATGCGCGAGACGACCAGTCGGAGCAGGCACGCACGGCTCCGATGCGTCGGAAGGTGCCGAGGTACTGGTCTTCGGCAATGATGTAGCCGTGAGACATGGCATTACTCTGCCTCCTCGATCAGAGTCTCTGTCCGTGCAACTGGGTCCCACACCCGACGCTGGAAGCGAGAGCGGAGGAGGGGAGCCGGGTCACGCATCTGGCAGACAGAGGTGAACGGGCACCCTCCGTACTCAGCACAAGCATGGTCCAGGTTGTAGTCGAAGTACCCTGACTCCCACGCCTGGATCAATCGCGCGGCGTCTTTGAGGAGCTGCTCGTACCAGCGTTCGACGAGCCACTGGGGCCGGTACGTGATCGCTTGGAGAGTGTCGTACTTCGTCTTGAGAATCGAGACGCCGCGGACGAGAAAGCCGTCCAGCTTAATCCCAGCACGGCCAGCGCCCCATACGTAGCCAGTAAACTGAGAACGAAGATCCCACTGACGAGGCCAACTAGCACCAAGCTGAGAAGTCGTTTTATCATCTTCACCGAGTTTCATCCCTTCATACTCGCACATCATGTCCATGCGGCCACTGTATAACATTGGGTCACCTGTGACTGGGTGGTTGATCTCGATGGGTTCGAGGAAGTTGAACTCGATCCCGCGCTTGCCACCAGGGAGGGTCATGGGGATAGCCTTGTCCTCCCCGAGGCGGTAGTGGGAGAAGTAGAACTCCAAGGCCCCTGCGGTACGCTCAGCGGACTTGGCGGACTCGGGAGGGCACTGGAAGTCTCCGTATTCCTTCAGCAGGGTCTGGAGAGCCAAGGCCACGGAGTCTTGCTCCGACTTCCCCTCCACGTAGAAAGCGATCCGGCCAGCTTCGATGCCGGAGGCATAGGCCTTCCCTGCGTGGAGGTGGACGGATTGTTCGCCTGGTTTCCAGTGTTCAAGATATTCCAGCTGGGCCTTGCGTGGGCAGGACTTGAACGTCGCCATCAAGGACGAGTCAAGGACGTTAGGAAAAGGTGGGCGAGTCATATGATCTCCTTGCACAAGTAATCCCGCGCAGGCTTGTTCAGCGTGGCGTGGGACTTTTCAATTACGAAGACATTGCGACGCTGGAAGTAATTGTCCGCGAAGCAAGTCAAGATGCATTGGTCAGGGCGGAGGGACTGCGGGCCGTCAAGGCCGTCTTCACTACCGCAAGCGTTGAAGATCCAGCAGTCCCCTTCCTCCCACAGGTCGCCCCAGAATTGGTAGTCTGGGGTGATGTGGAGGCCGCAGCCAGTGATGACGACGCGGCTCATAGGAAAGGGTCCTGCAGGTCAAGGGCGGCCGGCTCTTCGTAGGTTAGGGCGAGGAGGTTGTTGCGGCGTTCCTGGATCTCCTGGACTTCGCTATAAGCCTCCGCCTGAATCTCCGCTTCGCGCTGCTTGAGCTTCTCTAACACCGGAGGGATACAGGCTTCCTTGGAAGGGTAACTGGGCTCGAAGGAACCGATGAGCACGTCGCCCTTCAGGCAGTCCTCGTCTTCCCTTGTCATGCGATGGTGCCAGCTGTACAAGGGTTGGTTGGTGGCCAGGCGCTCTAGACCTTCCACACTAACATAAACTTTCAACATTCTCATTCTCCTATAAACTCGCCAGTGAACTGCACTGACAACAGGTATTGGGTGGGGGCGGCAGGGAGTTGTATTACCGACTCGACTTAGCTTACACCAGTTTTTAAGTGATGCTGCGGACTTCCTAAGAATGTGCGCTTTAAGCTACGTGCCCTCGTACTTACTTTGCCGCCCCCGTATTCTTTACAGACCTTCCAACTCGGAGAGCAGATCGTCAGAGTTACCGATCACGGTCTTCTTCGCCCCAGCTGCGGTGGAACGCTTAGTAGCCGCTGCTGCCCCGGCGGCGGACAGACGACCTGCGCGGAGGTAGATCACAGCTTCTTTCATTTCTTCTAAGGTCAGCGTACCTTCCGCCGCGCGGAGTCTCCAGCCTGCGATCTTCGACTGGAGTTCTAATGGAACTGGTGTGCTCATGTTAGCTTCTCGATTAACCGGCACTTGGCCGGAGTGGTTGATGGGGAGCGTATGTCGGATAATACTGCATACCAGATTCCGAGGTTAACGCTCATACAAGTGACGATGATAGCGACCTTCATGCTCGGCCGAGGATTGAATCCAGCAGGGCAGCCGGGACATAATCCTTCCGCGAAGGGACGTTGGTGGTAAGCCAGACGAGGTACTGCGGGTCGATCTCAGCGATCTCGTAGGCCGACTTCCCTGCGTACTTCCCGAAGTCGAACTTGAGTTCGTCCGCAGCGGAGGGAGCCTGCACGACCGGGGGAGCTGCACGACTTGACTTGGTCAAGAACAAGGGCAGCTTGCTGTCAGGGTCAAGCCCCACGTCGAACAGAGAAGTCATCCGTGGACTATGCTTGCTCACGATTCCAGCACCCGCTTCAACGCTGCGATAGCCTCGGGAGTCCCCGTGATCTGCAGCGTCCCTGGGGCCGAGCCGACGTAAGGGGCAAGGTCCACGGATTGCTCCGCGAAGTACACCTGCAACCGGTCCAGCAGAAAGCGGGAGTACGCTCCATGCGGAACCCGTCCCTCCAGCTCTGAGTACAGGTGCCCGGACACTTGCAGATACATCGGAAGTGGCAAGGCCACGTTCAGCTGCTTCGACGGGATGATGTTCGGATGCTTTGCCATGTTACCCCCTGAAAAGTTTCTTGAGATCTTCCGGACCAGACTGGCCGGCGTAGATCAACCCGTATGCCTGGGACTTCGCCATCTCCCGCTGGATCTTATTGACCAGCTCGTAACGCTGGACGTACAATTCAGAAGCGAGCTGGGTGAAAGGATCCTTCCCCTCCGCGATCGCCCGGCGCAGGATTTCCTCAGCTTTCGTTGTCATCAAGGTCTCCCCAGGGTGCGAGTGGATCGGCCTCAGCATCGGCGTCCGGGTCTTCCAGGGAGACTTCGTTTCGTGTGCTGAGGAGATGGGCAGTGGCCAGGTTCGCCATGACTTCTTCATCCTCCCCCTCGATCGTGATCCGAGTCCAGAGGGTAGGCGGGAGCCACTGGGCCTTTGGCCGAGCGTACAGTACTATCATGATTTATCCAGTTGACGGTGAATTGCCGCGATTGTCTTTGGGGACAAGCGCGGGAGAATGTTAGTTCCTTCGGGGAGGGAGAGGAACTGGCCGAGGCTAGCGAAGGTGGTAGGGATTACCAGCTCCACCCGGTCTAGGGTCCCTTCGCCGAAGGAGCAGTCCAGGAGGACTTCGTTGGATTCGAGGGAGAAGTCTAGCAACAGCACGTCCAGGGTAGCTGGGAGCGTGACGTGCCAGGGGAGCCTAGGCTTATCCTCCACCACGGCCTTGGGAGACCAGTCCCCGGAGACGTACTCAATCGGGGAGTGCTGGGGGATCGTGGCCAACTCCTCCCGGACAAGTCTCCGAGCATCCGGGACTGTCTTGTGTTTCCACTCGACGAAGTAACCGAGCAGGGACTGGGTTTCGGAGTGTATCAGCGTGATGACCTTGCCCCTGACCCAGTTCGCTGGATCGCGGTAGATGCCGGAGGTGTCGGGGGCAGCTTCAGGCACCTGCTTGCCCGCACGTGGCTTCGCTGGCTGCTTCACCTCCGCTGCCGCTTGCGCCCGCATTGCTGCCTTGGCCTCCCGGTAAAGGTCGTCGAGGGAAAGATCTTGATTCATGAGTGAGCCTCAGTTGGTTGAAGGGAAATTGTCCGCACGGGTTATGCCATCATAATCCGCGTTATGTATATGACCCGTTCTTACGCGAAACGTTCCATAGGAATGAAAATATATTTTCAGTCTTGCGGCGGCTGGGGTGCGGCTTCGTAGCAAAGGGCGTCTGGGTTTTTTCGGCCTCCGCCGCATGGCCCGTAAAGCGGCTCGTCCGACCCGCAGAGTTTGCATGTCTGCGGCACTGCCACTTGCTGCATCTCCTTTTTGATTCTGTTCGCAAAGTCACGCACAGACTGAGGGCAATTGGCAAGCCATTCGTCGCTTGTGGCGACCGGGAGCGCATGAGCTGTCTTCAGCTCATCGCGCTGATTCCTGAAGTCAACGCAGGCTTGTGACCAATGTGCAACTGATGAAGTCAGTCTCGCAATTTCCTGTGCATCAGCGGCTAGCATGTCGGCTGCTTGTCGAATCTCGTCAGCAATAAAGCTCCTGTCGTCCGCTTCAATAACGTCAGCCGACTCCAGAAGGCCAGCAATCAGCGCAGCCCGCTCGCCGGTTGGTGCGGGTGCTGGGCGGGTGTAGAGCTTGGAGCCTGCTGCAACCATTTTCAGCATGGTGATGTCTTGGTGCCCACCATCCCCACAATCAATGATGCACTTGCCGTGATATATAGCCACAGGCTCCACCGTCTGCGCTTCTTCCTGCGTGAACGGCGGGCTAATCCCCGCACCAATCAGCAGTCTCTGCACGTTGACCGGAATGGCGCGGAACTGGGTGCAACAGGACGGGCAGATAACCTCGTTGTTGTTGGCTTCAATTGATGTTGTCATTTCAAATCCTTAACTGCATTCTTACAAGACGCCCAACTAGAGTCGGGGTTGGTCATCTGGCTGTCACAGGCTTGCATGGCATCTTCCAGCGCCACCTTGCGTGAGGCCTGCCAGAACACCCAGCCGGTCATGCTGGCCGGGGTGTCAATGCTGGCGGCGAACTCTTCAAAAGCCTCCCGGCTCGGGTCTTTGTCTGTGCTCATGATTGCTCTCCCTTCGCTGCTGCCAGCGTCGTCTCTATTTCATGCAGCACCCTTGCGTCAAAGCGATATGAGTCGTGACCACTCAGGAAAGAGTTAATTGATTTAGCTGCGTTTTTGAGCAGCTCCGCTGGCACAAGCTGCATTCCCGCGGGCACTGCCTGCGCACCTGCTGCGAGAAAGTCAGCCAGGTCGCTGCTGCACGCCCACTGATACTGAACGGCCTCATGATCTCCTGATGGCCTCACTCGGTCCAGCCACGCTTCAAACACCGCTTGCTCGGATTCCGGCTCCTGCGCCTTGAGCGCGGCCAGTTCTGCCCGCAGCTCGTCAATCTCGTCATCCTTCGCCGCATCTACGGATCGCACACCGGAACCAAGTCCGTGTAGTTCAAGGCGCTCTTTCCAAGTCTTGATAGTCATATCATCCTCCTAAATAGATTCTTGCAGCAACTGCCGCTCTTCGTCTGTGATCGGAAGGGCGGAGAGCAGAATGGTCGGGTAATCCGCTACGCGGTCGAGCATTGCCAGCAGCCACTCCGCAGGGGTTTTGAGCGTAGCTGCGTTCGCTATGAGCACCTCCCCGCAAGAGGAGCGTTGTTGGTAGGTAATTAGCCAGCAGGTCATATCATTCTCCTAAATGCATCCTGCAATCGCAGGGCGGCTCGTTTACAATTCTTCCCCACGAAGCGATCGGGGTCTTGCGCATCCCCTCCCGTCGCGTGGTAGATGGCGGCGGACTTCCCTGTCACGCCTGGGGAAGCGTAGTCAGTGATCTCCACTGCGTTTTCTTTTGCTAGCAGAATCAACGCCCGGCAGACGGTCCCGAGACTGAGGTTAGTCGCCTTGACCAGCTGGGCTTGAGTCCCCGGCAGCGCGGAGAGGACAGCGAGCTTGGCTTTCTTCGACGCGGGAGCGAGCA